AGTTCCTAAGAGATTACCGAAATAGAACCTCTCATAGCCTTGGAGTCCAGCTACATTGATCCACGAAGTCGTTAGGCTCATCAGGACAGGCACTGAGCCATCAATATAGGTATTGGCTAGTTCTTGGAAGATCTGTCCATAGATATTTAAGTAAGTATGTGAGCCCTGATATAATGTAGCTGAGATAGCGTTTATATTGCTATGAGTACCCCACTGATTGAAGAAGTAATCATACATAAGTGTTACGTCGTTATTCAAGATGAATCGGACTTGGTTAGTCGCTGGGATTGCTTGAGCGGCCATAACTACTTGGTCGTTATACTGTTCTACACCTGCACCTATATAGTTAGTGCTGAGATCACGGCCTAATAGCCAAATCCCTTTATCACTTTGAAACATAAGTCCATTTGGTATTAATACTATACTATCAGGGTTAGCACAACCGACAGTACTAGTAATAAAAATAGGGTCCGTAAAGTCATTATTAGCTCCAGTGTTATCTGGACCTGTACCAGTAACGTAATATATGGCATCTTTTTTGAATATGATTAATTTATCATCCATGGCCGAAAGCGCAGTCATAGGACCTGTACTACCTTGAGCTCCAGATGTAGGTGCTATATAGAGTGTCAAAAGATCAGACATCTCTACTGGAGTATTCTCGATTACTTGTTTAGAGAACCATAATAGGTTCTGGTCTTCAGCGTCTATAATGAAGAGTCTGTTCTTAAACAAAGCAGAAGCAATAGATGCAGGAGCAGCGATGTTCTCAATTACTCCGCCTGTCGTGTACAGAAGAGTCTGACCAAGTATCTGAGCGTCTGAATTAGTATCGGTAATAGTAACGTAGTCGATTGTAGTATCATTGACTACAGGAGCTGTAATACTTGTGAATTGATAATACACAGGCTGCGACGTACTCCAGCGATATCCTACTATACGGACTGGATTCGGGGAGAGTTTATATGTAAGGCGAAGCGTCGGTACATAGATCGTATTAGTCGAAGTACTACCAGTAGTCACCTGGGTTACAGGGATGCTAGGAGCAGATCTATGTAGGTTTCCTTGGTTATCAGTCCACTCGTACGTAAATACGTAATTATAGGTATCAGCGGTTATTAGTCCGCCTGAGCCTGATGTAGCAGTAACGATATTCTCAGGCCATACCTGGAAGCCATGCTCTACTGGACGTACACCGTCGTACTCCCATAGCTGCCCTCCAGTAAGGTGTAAGGCTCCTGCAATCTCGCTTGAGTGCTGGTTTGTATCGTTTATAGTGAAGATAGCTAGATTAATACCTGTCTGGGTGTATATAGGAAGTGTAGGCGTACCAGAAGGCAGTGCAGTTCCTTTATTGACAGTAGCTAATAGATCTACCTTTAAGTAAGGAATATAGAATACGCTGTTAATAACTGTAATAGTCGGTAGTACCTGGGAGGCTTCGTAGCCTCCGCCGTTTGCGTAGGCCAAGCGCATGTAGATAGCACCTGTGCTATCAATCAAGAAGTAACTAGGCTGTGCAGAGTTATTGCTAGGCGTTCCTTGATGTACATCTCCGTATACTGCTAGCATGTAAATAATACCAGAAGCATCTAAATAAGCCTTAGAAGCAAGTCCTACTGATCTTAAGACTACAACTGGAGCTGATACCGTGCCTGTTCCTGTACCTACTGGAGGAGTTACGGTGACTTTAGAGATAAAGTCTGTGCTGGCAGTAGATGCAGGAGCTCCGTATGTATGTATTACTTCATAGAATACAGTCAATAAGTTATTCGTAGCTATACTGGTAATCTCTCTGATAGGCGTAGCTGTAATGATTTGGGTCTTAGCCATTGTTTGGACTACTTGATAGTTAAACGCAGCTGAGTAGCCATTATTAGCAGAACTATCCCAGAAGGATACAAAGATCCTGTTTACAGTCGTATCGGCTGTTACTGATACGAGGTCTGCAGCTGAAGCAGGTATATTAACAGGCACTGAGGTTACCAGTGCGCTATTCATTAACGCGACGTTAACTGCTCCGTTACCGCCCTCCCAAGCCATGTAAAGGGTGTTATTAACGATATACCCATCATAGCCTGAGTTTACGTCTAGCATATTGGCATCAACTGTGAAGTTTAATGCGCCAGAAGGAACGGTAGGATTTAATATAGGAATAGAGATATATTGTAAGAAAGCTCCTGATGTTACAAATGTTATAACAAAGTAATTACCAAGTACAAACGCTCTCGGATTAATAGAAGAGCTTGGTAATAACGTCCTAGAGACGATCTGCTCGCCAGTACTGCTATCAGAGATTTGGTAGTAAGCCGAACCACTATCCATGTAGACTAAGCATGTAAGCCCTGAGGCTGCAACGGCTGCGTCTGGGCTAGATTGGCTTGTACTCACTCTTACCAACGGCTGTGTATTAAGCTGTACAGGCTGTACCTTGCCTTTGTTTAGCCATTGATTAGTATCTTTACTAAAGGAGTATAGATTCGATCCTGTAGCGATGAGGTTATCGTTTAGAGTCGTAAGGGTCGTTTGATCTGTATTAGGGAGATGAGTTATATTCTGGTAGCCATTACGCTTAGTTAAACGGCCTGTCTTAGTGAAGATAGAATTCTTTAAGGCTGTGAAGTTACCTACAGGGACTTGATAAGGATCAGTCTTGGTATCTAGACCTCGGCTAAAATTAATTGCTACTGGCTGTTTTTGAAGTGCCATCTATGTCATCCAAAGTATTCTTACAAAGCCAGAGCCGCCAGATCCTCCATTGCCTGCATTAGATCCTCCGCCTCCGCCTCCGCCTCCGCCTGCACCTGAGTTAGCAGGGCCATTCAATCCATTAAATCCATTTACTGAAGCTCCAGCTCCGCCGACTCCGCCATCTGCGCTACCGCCGATTGCTGGTGCAACGCCAGCTCCGCCGCCTCCGCCGCCTCCAGCAGTACCGGAGTTAGCGCCGCCAGCTCCGCCGTTGGCATAACTACTACCGAATCCAGCATTCCCGGAAACACTGCTATCGCCTCCGCCGCCTCCCGGAACTCTAGATCTACTAGCAGTAAATGCTAGATCTCCTCCATTGCCGCCTAACGTAATAGAAGCTGCTCCACTACCGCCTAGAGCTCCTGTAGACCTAACGACCAACACTGCTCCGCCGCTTCGACTAATAGAGCTATCAGAGCCTGCACTTCCTGCAATACCGCCTGCACCGCCGCCTCCACCTGCGCCTACTGAAACTAATAAGACTTCTGCTGGAGTACATTGGATTGTAGTAAACAGAGGATTACCGCCTCCGCCTCCGCCTCCACCTGCGCCTGGGCCTGCAGATCCTCCGCCTCCGCCTCCGCCTCCGCCTACTAGTTCTACGAATAATGTAGTAACTCCAGTAGGAACCGTGAAGTTTCCATTAGCAGTAAAGAGCTGTGTATTAGGCTGTAAAGCACCGGCTGCTAGCTTAGCAGCAGTCACAGCTCCATCAGCTATCTTAGCCGTAGTAATAGCGAGATTAGCTATATTAGAAGTACTGATACCGCCAGAAGTAGATATCGTACCTTCGATTTGGCCTGTAGAAGCAATAGTAACAAAGGCAGGAGCACCAGCATTACCTGTAATAACTGTATTCGTACTAGGATTATTGGGTAATAATAGCGTATAAGCTGATCCAATAGCTGCAGGAGGACTAAGCGTAACCCCATAGCTAGTAGCAGCTATATTAGGACGTAACGTAATGCTTCCTATATCAAAGTTAGCAGGAGTTGTAGGAAGACTAGACTGGGTTTGAGTCCATATGAATGTACCGCCGGCATAGCTCTCGCCTGGAATAGATGTAGCAGTAGCGTTTACAATACCGCCTTTAGTAATCTGAATGGCTGTGCCTGAGTCGTCTGTATAAAATAAGTCTTGTCTAACAGTTCCTTCGCCTCCAGGACCTACTGATAAACTCTGTATAACGGCGCTAGGAACGCTCTGTGCATTAAAGGCAACGGTATTGAGGTTAATAGCATTATGGGCCTTAAAATCAAGGCTAGCATTTATATTAATGCCTGCAGGGGTTATCTGTACGCCAGATCCTGGGCTATGATCGTGTGCGTCTATAAGTGTTAGGCTGGCGTTTACGTCGAAGGCATATGTCGGTCCTGCCTCAGTACCTACACCTGGGATGATTAAACTCATGTTAGGAGAGATCGTATTAGCCACTAGAATACCTCAAGGTCTATTACAGCTGGAGCTGATGCTACTAGCACTAGTGTAAGCTGAGGGGTTTGATTGCTGTCTTGTAGGTCATAGAACGTAGCTGCAGCACGAATACGCGTAGGTTTCCAGCCTTGCAATACCCGTCCCAGCCTATGGTTTATTACGTTAGTACCTGATACTAATGATATATTCTTCAATACTAGGTTGTTAACTGTGGGATTAGAGATAATAGGATCTAATTGCTGAGCCCATTGTGTTTGCATTAATGGCAGGGTAAGCTTCTGCGGTAGCATTAAAAGCCTCCCCGTCCCCAGCCGTTGCCATTTCCAAATCCATAGCCTGTACCATTGTTGGAGCGGGTATCACTGATACGGTCTGGTTGACCTGCATCACGATTAGCTGCTGTCTCTTCTATACGCTGTTTAAGGAATAAAAGCTCATTAGTAAGATTAGTAGAATCGCTCTCTTCTTTATCTAATGCATATTTAGCTGCTCTAACGATTACGTACTCAATCCATCCGGAGATACCTTGGGTTGTAACATCGTTATCAGCTAATAGCTGAGTAAGTCTAGGGATATACCACAACCGGATTGCTTGTCCACCACTAGGTGTAGGGATGAACTCTAAGTTACTACCCATTACACGATATTGTAGATTAAACACGCCATAGATAGTACTAGCAGTATTGGGATATACGAATCTATTTCTATCAATGAAATTGAACTTATTAATAGTAACATAAGCGTTAGTTGCGTTATTAAGAGCAAGATCAACCCCCATTAGTTTATAGAATGCTGGAGGCGTAACAGTCTGGCTTGGGTTTAAAGCATTAAGGAATGTATTTGTACCATTAGGAAGTGGGTATAGAAACGTATTGCCATCACATACGAACTGGATTGGAGGTGCTAGGAAGTAATCTTCATATACGGTTACTAACAAGTCATAGAGCTCAAACATGGCCTGATTGATATAGTTATTCCACTCGGGCTTAGTTACGAAGTTACTGTTTACCCTATCAGCCCTTTGCATAGCAGCTAATCTAATCGCTCCTAATGACTGCTCACCTACTTGAGTAGGTACGACTGATTGCGGGTTAGTATAACTACTAGTTCCTGAACCGTTGGCTGCAGCTACCTTATAGAAGTACTGAGTACCTAAAGTAACAGCTGAGTCCAAGTAAGAGGTAGCTAAAGGGCTGCCTGATACCGTGGCTATTGTTGAATAACTGACATTATCCAAACTACGCTGGACGATGTAACTAGTCGCACCAGTAGACAAGTCCCAGCTAACCAAATTGCTTTGGTTAGCTGTTTGAGCGATAAAATTTTGAGGTATGCCTGGTATTCCAGCCATAAAAACCCTTTCATATCAAGGGTTTATTCGCCCTGTACTAGGACACTCGAATTGCTTAAGTACATCGAAATACTGATTACTGATCCGTTAGCCGGTGCTACGATAGCTCCTGCATAGTCACGACATTGAAGGATGATTTGTCCGCCAAAGCCTTGATTTTTAGTAGGATCAGGAGACAACGACAGATTCGGATCTCCAAGAGTTTCGATTGAAGCAACGCCAGAACCTGCAGCTGCAGCGATTTCTACTGCTGCCGATCCGCCGATAACGCCAGAAGAGCTAGCTACGAAGGACACGCCTACTGCTGGTGTAATACCGAGTGGGAGGCCGCGTGCTTGCCACTGAGCCAATGAAGCAGTACCAAGTGATACGATTACGTTAGCTACGTTAGCAGTAGTAGAGGTGAGTGGAGTTCCTGATACCGGGCTTACGATGGCGTTAAAGCCGCTTAAGCTACGGTTGAAGTTATCTTGAAGCTGGATGATGATAGTTCCTGAACCAGGATTCGGGTTAGTAACTACTACGTTCGGGCTAGCAAGGTTTGAGTTACCTGCGCCTGGAGTAGCCGAGGTGTGCATGAATACGTTTTGAATCATCGGACCTTTAAGACTGCGAATCCCTAGTCCGTTACCGTTTGAGCTGTCTACGATGAAATTACAGTCAAGCAATGCTGGCATTGTGTGCATTGCGTAGACTTTACCGCCGTTGGCGAAGTTCCTGTTAGCCATGAGAATATCCTCTATCCTGCAGTATTGACTGCTAGGCTTCTCGCACCGCAGTCTCACCACGTTCGGGCAGGAAGCCTAGGTGGGAAGGGCAAGGGATATTCCTTGCACCTAATACTGTTTAGATGTCAGCTATAATATAGAGGATTTGAGATAAGTATCGGATATTTATGGCTATTATAATGGGTATACGTCAATATCCCAAAGGACTTTCTCTAGTTCAGTTAAGTCTTTAAGCATAAGGACTAAGTCATTGTAATACTGATTTATTTTTACGTTATACTCGGCGTTGGAGGCGCCGGAGGAGGAGCTGCAGGCCCAGGCGGCGTAGGCGGCGGAGGAGACGGCGTAGGCGGAGGCGGAGGCGGAGTAGGCGGCGTAGGCGGAGGCGGAGGCGGAGTAGGCGGAGGAGGCGGTGGCGGCGGCGTTGGCGGCGTAGGCGGCGGCGTTGGCGGTGGCGGTGGCGTTGGCGGTGTAGGCGGCGGCGGCGGCGGCGTCATATAATTCTTGAGTAGTAACTGAAGCTGGATTATGCAGCCACTTTTCTACTACTTCTAAAGCTTTTAGACTTTTAGGACCGGTGATTAAGCTCCTAATATCATTACAACAATGTAACGCAAATGTTACTTGGATTGTATGAGGAAGCCTACTTAAAAGATTCTGGATATCTTGTTTATTTTTGTTCATTGCTAATCACTACGCGTTTCTTAGTCTTGAAGTTCATATAGATGACATTACCGACGTTGCCTTTAGAGCCGGTCTTCTGAGTAGCTATAACCCAAGTATAATGGCTCATAGCAGCGTGGATACCAGGGAATGGTCCGTATGTATGCCTAGAAGACTTATCCTGCCAGTATACTTCGGTAGGCAATAAGCCTCGAGTAATCTGGTCTTGTGTAGGATAATGGAATACCTGAAGATTACCAAGTTCGAATAATAAAAATGGTTTTGTTTTTGGCAACATATTATTACTCGAACCCGGTAGGGGTTGATTTAGAAAAATCCATAGAATGAACTTCTTCAACAACGCCAGCATTGATATTAATTACCTTCCAACTCAGCTAGTTTAATATCAAAGAGTCGTGAAGCAATATTTAAATCCTTGATGTTCTCGCTGGACTTAAGTACTGTTGCGTTTTTAGGTCCGTAAATAATAATATACTTATTATCTACTGACTCGCTGAGCTCAATTGAATACCTGTTAGTGTGGATAGCTTTAATTGTTTTCATTTTGTCCTCCTTTAGGTACAATAACATAATCCCATCCGAAATAGCTAGAAATATAACTCTTTACCCACTCTTCTGCTTTATATTGAGATGCCATGCTCAAATCATCAATCATTATATGGCCTTTAGGCGATACGAGCTGCCATCTATATCTGGTTACTTGTACCATCTTGACTACATGTAGCATATTGCTTCTGAATAAGCTTCAGATGGCGTTGAATGATAAGAACCTACGCGTACTTCTAAAGTATCATTGAAGAACTTAACTGCTCTATAGCCGACGTGTCCACAATATTGTATATAAAATATACTGTCCCAAGTAGAATGCTTAGTACAGGTAATATTTACCATGTTCTCGTAGTTATTCTTGGTTTTAACTGTGTCCATATCCCCTCCATAATACTTATCGGCGAGTATTCACAAAACTTTAGTTTTTTGTGAAAATACTACACCATGGGGAATGAGCCTCAGACGACATAGTACCGAATACCTTATAGCCTCCACAGTCGCAGAATGGAGCGCCTATATGTTTATAATCAGGCTGGTCTTCATGTACACCGAACAGTCCTGATACGTCGTCTAATGCTTCATCCATAAGCAATGAAGCAGATCCTAATGGCATCTGATTGCCCATAGGAAGGCTAGAAACTAATTCTATCTCTTTAGAATTACACATAAATATCATAGGAGTCATAGAGCTAGTCTTAAATGAGACTTCGTACTGGTCAGTAGATGGGTATGCTTTGGTCACTACGCCTATGCAGTTATAAAGGCTTAGATTAGGATTTACATACTTAACCGTATCGCCTACTTTGAACATGATTTTTCCTTTATATAACTCTTACATTCTAAGAGTTTAGCTTCAATAAAAGCCTTGTTATTGATCTGTCTGTTCCTGCCTGATGGGTGTGGTAGTTTAAAGTGCGGTATCTTGCCTAATGACTTAGAAGCATTATTACCTAATGCTACAATGGGCTCCTTCAAAGCAATTGCTAATCCCATCATCTCTGCTGCGTCTTCATCGACTCTGTTAATAATTACGTACAGCTTACTACCTCGTACCTTTTCAATCCATTCTTTTAAGCGCTTCTCGCAGGCTGCTCCTTTAAATGGTAGTACTGGATCTGTATTGAGAGTAGATGGCTCATCGCCAACAAAGAGTATCATCGTACACCTTCGTACATACATTTATGCGAGAAGAAGCAGGTCCTATAAGAATCTTCACATTGCATCAATAGGTCTTCTCTGTTAGAGTCTTGCTCTATGTTTAATCGACAATGAGCATAGTTATTCAAGCATTGGAAGCAGGCATTTGGCCTTTTACTAATAGGCTTCTGCTTCTGTCCTTCGTCTGCGAATACTTTTACTCCTAAAGATACGATAGCAATCCAAATCACTGCCCATAATATGACTTTTAATATATAGCGAATCATTTTAAACCTACCTTATGACAAAAATAACAAACCGTTATCGGGTGTCCATTATAATTAAAGCTATCTAATCTAGGATGACCAAAGAGCTTACAGCGGAGACTACGGAAAGGACGCTGTACGGAATACCGTACGCTAGAAAGTCTCTGTTTTAGTAAGTCTAGGCTTAAACGGATAGCTAACATCACTGATTTCAATTCGCATCTCCTTCCCGTGTTTATCTACGGTAGTAACTTCAATACTACTAGTAGTAGTCTTAAGTGTAATATAAGCGCCTTGAGCAGACTCTTTGGCTAATAGCTTTACGAGCTTATCGAAATCCTCAGCTGTAATACGTATCATTTAGTACCCTTTGCTGATTGTACTAACTCTACCATTTTCTTCTCATATAGTTTATCCATGTAGAAGTCCTTGAACACTACGTTCTTCACAAGCCTAGAGATAATAGGATAAGTAATATCTTTAGGAGCTGTCTTAAAGAACCACATGAGATTAGACTTCTCTTCTTTAGATAGTAGCTGCTCAGCTGTACGTTCGTTTAAGTGCTTTTCTAAGTTCTCGCAGGTAAGATTGAGATAGCTGGATAGGATATTCTCAGGATTACTCCACTTCTCTACTAACTCAGGCTTAGTCTTATTAAGGACTTCTGGTCCTGTAAGCGGAGTCTCAGTCTCTTTTAAGTAACTGAGATAAGCAACGGTACGCTCTAAGCCAATAATACCTGGCATGAGCTCTTCTAAGAGATTCTTAGGTGTATTGAGCTTAAAGAGTCTGTCTAAGCGTTCGTATGCACGGCGGTCTACTTTTACTGGTAAATCGAATGCTGTACGAGCAGGTTCTAGTAATGCTGGCTGGCCTCGTAAGAATCCTACTAATGTAGGCTCCATTTCCATAGTGCTTGCATACTTAAGCCACTCTTCAAATGTAGGCTCTAGTTTTACATGTACGAATCGGGCCATCAATGCAGTCTCGTTTACGTCTGTAACGAAGTACTCATCAGTAGGAGGATTGCCTGCAGCGATTACATGGCAGTTCTTAGGTAGTTTAATCGTGTGGAATGTCTTATCAAGAGCCAATGAGAACATACCGTTCAGTACGTCTCTGCGACCTCGATTGAACTCATCTAAGAAGATGACGGCGCCAGACGTTGGATTATCATTGCAGTAAGCTATTAGGTCACTCAGCCACTTAGGTGTAGCAAAGGCTGTGGACTTACTACCGTCCTTATTTTCTACGAATTCAGCTAAGCCTAGAATGTCTCCTATATCGGACTGAGTACCTAGGTAGATAGGAAAGAACTTAAAGCCGTTCTTATTGGCGTATTGCTTTACGATTGAGGACTTGCCAATACCTGCATGACCCCAGATGAATGGAGTAAGCTCTGCTTTTACTAGGTAATCTAGACTGTCGATGAAGTTCGTGATATTCATATTTTCTCCCTTTCAATAATATTAAGTTGTTCTTTCGTAAAAATCAAAACTTTCTCTAATTTTGTTAATTCTTGTACCATTTTGATAAGATCATTATAATAGTCGTTTAATTTGTAGGAGGCGTGGGCGGCGTAGGCGTTGGCGGCGGAGGCGGCGTAGGCGGCGGCGTAGGCGGCGGCGTAGGCGGCGGAGGCGGCGTAGGCGGCGGCGTAGGCGGCGGCGTAGGCGGCGGCGTTGGCGGCGGCGTTGGCGGCGGAGGCGGCGTAGGCGGCGTTGGCGGCGTAGGCGGCGTAGGCGGCGTTGGCGGCGTAGTAGGCGGAGGCGGCGTTGGCGGCGTAGGAGGCGGCGTCATATAATTCTCTAGACGTTACTGAGTTAGGATTATGAAGCCACTTTTCGACTAAATGTAGAACTTCAATGCTTCTAGGATCAGTGATTAAGTGTTTAATATCATTACAACAATGTAATGCAAAGGTTACTTGTAAAGTATGAGGTAGCTTATTAAGAAGATTTTGTACGTCTTGTCTAGTTTTCATTTTATCCTGATTTGTGTACCAAAATCGCACGGTTTATCTTTAGCGCCTACAATTACCCATAAGACTGGATACTTAGGCTTAACTAATGTCTCATTATCGTAGTTATCCATATCGCCAAAGTAAATCACCCCGTCAATATCCTTCATATTGTTGAAGAAGTCAAGGGCTGGCTGATAAGCAGTACCGCCTCGTCCCTTAATGTTATACTTCTGCTTTGGCTTGAACTCATAAGATGCCTTAATAGAGCTATCAGCCTCTACTACAGTTATCTTAGCGTACTTGGCCATAAATGAGATCTCAGTAATGAATTGCTGGAGTTCATCGTCTGATATAGAGCCTGAGGTATCCATAGCCACGCCTATATGAAGGTCTTCTATCTTGACGCTGCCAGGAAACATAATCCCATATCTGCGGTTACGCTTCTTCTTAGAAGATTCTATGTGGCTTGTAATAGTTTTAGCTACGAATCGCTTTAACTGTTCCTTCCAGTTTACTTTATTCTCATTTAAGGTAGATACTGCGAGTTCGTTCTCTGCTGTCATTTTACCAGCTGCTCTAGTTTTATCAGCGGCTTTAGTAACGAGCTGTCTGACTTTCTCTTTAAGGATATCCTTCTCACCTTCTGATTCACCCCAGAGCTCGTGGTTGTCTATAGTATGTCCGTCGTCTTCGCCATCTTGAGAGTCTGGTTTATCCTTCTGCTTCTGTTTCAAAGCTTCTAGATAGAACTCTAAAGTCTCATGGCTAGGAAGGTCTAACTTCTCAGGATATACAGCGCCTTCTGGTAGGTGTCTAAGTCCGCTATTGGCTGCTGCATCTGCAGCTATATTGATTACCTGGTGCTTAGCTCCATTGATAAGCCTGTCTATACCGTCTTGTTTCTTAGCGTATACTTCTGGAGCAAGCTCCTTGGCTCTAGCAATATGGTTACGGAGAATATGCTCACACTCGTGCTTAAGGATGGCTGCTCGTTCTTCTATAGTGAACTTACTGAATGCCTCGAGGTTGATATGTAGCTCGATATGGTCCTTGATACATACGCCTGCTACGGGTACTGACTTAGTAAGTACTCGCTTCATGCGAGTTACTAACTCAGCATAGAACATTTCTTGATCGAATAGTCTGATAATGGCCTGTGATACAGCATCGTTATTCATGTTCCTCTATTCCATATAAAGCTCTCTCAAGAGCCGTGAGTTCTTTTGGGTCTACTTTCTCGAATCTACTCTCTCTGTATCGATACTTACAAGGAGTGCCATCTAAATGATACAATTGTGAGTATGATCCCTTGCCTACATCGTATATAAACATAGTGCCTGGAGCTAGATAGAATCTATCCACAAACCCAAAACGAGGAAATGCTAATTCCTGTCCTGGTTTTACCCGAATTAAATCGCCATTTTTAAACATACAATGAATGTATTATAGATTAGAGGAGAAGTAAAGAAAAAGATAAAACTGTATCAATCTGAGAGAGGGATATCGTATATGATTTTCTCTAGCGTGGTTAAGTCTTTAGCAAGAACTACGAATTCTGGATAAACGCGAAATTCTATGTCAGGGTACCCATCGCGCCGGCGATAATGAATTATCATATCTTCGTAACTGTCTTCTCTGTATTTAATAATAATGGCTAAGCCTTCAGGAGCATATACATTATTAGGTAGTACATATATTAAATCATCTTTCTTATACTTCATGGTTTTTTCTCATATACGGCGATTTCTAAGTCAGTCACCTTAACGGTTTTTACTGTCTTCCATTTACGAGTAAGATATATGATATCAGCTACTACTTGAGTTATGAACATCTCTGCTTCTTTTAGTGTATCGAATTCTCTAATAGCCTCAAGTCTAGCATAGTCGTCGAAGTACTGCCAGCGAGAATACCAATTCTTCTTATACATAGGTCTAAAGGTATGTCCGTCAGAGACTATTCGGTACTTCATGGAGTGTAATTCTTTATAACTGTGCAATAGCCTGGCCAAACAACAGTATATTCTACTGTATATACATAATAATCAGGTTTTTCTTTTTCATATTGCTTAAAGAGAGTCTCTAGGTTCATTTCTACCTTAGTCTTACGAAAGACCTTGGGTTTAGACATGTACTTCTCATCACGACGGGAGTGCTTCATGGGAATACCTTGATAGGTTTTTTTCCTTTGTAAGTGACCATAGTGCCTATGCTATTGCTGTAGTTAGTATCGCCTCTCCATATAGCAATGCGTTCTTCTTCTTTTCTATATTGCTCGAACAGCTCTTCTAGATTCTCAGGAGGCTTAGTCTCTGTTTTTACTGGCCATTGCTTATAATTTTTATCTGTAAATATTTGAGCGCCCATCAATACCCTTTAATGAATTCGAAGTAAGCCCAGATAATGCCGAAACAGATTAGGAATATCATAGTTATCCTACAAGACTTTCATTATTTATATAGTCTTGAGTATTTACTATAGTATCAGCTCCATAATCAATAAAGAGCTGTTCACCAGGAGCGATATCGCGAATAGCTGAGAATACCATTACTTTTCTGCTAACCCCATTCTGGATGAAGTTCTGGAGTTCGTACTTAACGTTAGGCGTATCGCTGTGGTTAAAGATCTCGCCTAGTCCAAGTACCAGACAGTCCTGATCGTTACTGTACTTAAAGGTATAGTGTTTCAGGTCTGTTACGTTTGCTAACAGCGTATCAGAAGGCGACAAGACTAG